GAAAAATCTCTTACTTGCTTTCCTTAATTATTACGAGGAAATTGACCCAACTATTCTTACGGGATGGAACATAGATTTCTTTGATATTCCATACCTTTACAATCGTATTAAAAATGTATGTGGAGAAGCACATGCAAAAAGACTTTCTAGAATAGGACAATGTTTCTATTCACCTTATAGAGAGAAGTGGACATTTGGTGGAGTATCTATTTTGGATTATATCAGTCTATACAAACAATATAACTTTGGACTAGAATCAGCATACACTCTAAACCACATCGCAACAAAAGAATTAGGTAGAGGTAAGGTAGAGTATGAAGGAAGTTTGGATGACTTATTTGTAAACGATTTAGAAAAGTTTATTGAGTATAACATTGTCGACGTTGACTTGGTAGTTTCAATGGATGAGAAATTAAAATTCATTGATTTATGTAGGGCGATATGTCACGCTGGTTATGTTCCTTACGAAGATTACATGTTTTCGTCAAAATGGTTAGAGGGAGCCTGTTTAGCATACCTTAAAACTAAAAACATGGTTGCAACAAACAAACCTGCAGATAGGAGAGAAAGAATGCAGGCTTTGAGAGATAACGACCAAGAAAAGTTTATTGGAGCATATGTGAAAGAACCTATTGTTGGAAAATATGATTGGATATATGATTTGGATTTAACATCTCTATACCCATCAATCATTATGACATTAAATATCTCACCTGAAACAAAGATTGGTAAGATTTCAAATTGGGATGCAGAACAATATATCAAAGGTGAGGAAATCACTTATAAGTTAAAAGGTAAGGATGGTGATGAATACGAATACAACCGTCAGGAATTAGCAGATGTTATCAAAGATAGTAATTTGGGTGTAGCAGCTAATGGAGTTCTTTATATGCAAGATAAACCAGGTTTGATTGCGGATATTCTAAATACATGGTTTAACAAAAGAGTTGAATATCGTAAATTAGAAAAGAAATATGGTGAGGAAAAAAATACCGAATTATATGAGTTCTATGGTAAGAGACAACACGTTCAGAAAATCCTTTTGAACTCAATGTATGGTGTGTTAGGTTTGCCGGCATTTCGTTTCTATGATGTGGATAATGCAGAAGCAGTGACACTAACAGGACAAGTCGTAATTAAAAAGACGGCTGAAATGGCAAATAGAAAATATTGGAAAGAATTGGGAACAACGGATGACTATAATGTTTATATTGATACTGACTCAATTTATATGATGGCAGAACCTTTGGTAAAACATAGATACCCAGAATATAAGACATTTGATGAAAAGAGGATGGCAGTTGAGGTAGACAATATTGCAACCGAAACACAAACATTCTTAAACTCATTCTACGACTTATTAGCAGAGAGATTTTTCTTTATTCCAAAAGACAAACATAGATTTGAGATTAAAAAGGAATATATCAGTAAAGCAGGATTTTGGGTAGCAAAGAAAAGATATGCACAATGGATGATTTTGAAAAACGGAATACCTTGTGACAAATTAGATGTTAAAGGATTGGATGTAGTTAGAAGTTCGTTCCCTAAAGCATTTCAAAAATTTATGTCCACAATGTTGAAAGATATTCTAATGGGTAAGGGACACGATTATATTGATGATACTCTATTGACCTTTAAGAAAAGTTTACCAACACTTCCTGTAAATACAATCGCAAAAGGTGGAGCATTAAAGGAGTTGAGTAAATATGATAATGGTAGTTGGAAAACAGGTGACGCAGTAGCAAACTTTGAGAAAGGAACACCTGCACACGTTAAAGCCGGAATTACTTACAATAGATTATTAAAATTCTTTAATTGTCCATATAAGCACGAACCAATTAGAGATGGTGATAAAGTAAAGTGGGTATATCTTAAAGACAACCCATTAGGATTGGATACAGTTGCATTCAAAGATTATAATGACCCAAAGGAAATTATGGATTTTGTGGAAACCTATGTAGATAGAAACAAAATATTTGAAGCAGAATTAGAAAACAAATTGGATGACTTTTATAACGCATTAAAGTGGGATAAAGTCACCGCAGATACAAAGACTGCAAAGAAGTTTTTCGCATTTTAATATTTAGAATAGAACTATGAATAAAATTGCAATAGCATATGATAGAATAATTGGTAACTTTAGTGTACCAAATGCAATTCCATTTGATAAAATACTTAATCTATTATTAAAATATGATGAGTTTACTAATAATGATTTTATCAAAAATTATCAAGATTATTATGAAACTCCACCAATTTATGCAAATTATTTTTTAGGAACACCTGTTTATGAATATGAAATAAAATCCACATTCCAATTGTGGGAAGATATGAAAGCTAATCAAAATGAACCATTTTTATATTTGGTTGAAAGTTTTGGAAAATTTTGTTTTTCTTTGGGATATGAAAAGGAAGAAGAATTAAAAGAACTCATGCAGAAAGAAAATAGAATGGAAATTGAAAATAGTTTTTTTAAAAATATTAATGAAAAAATTTTACTATTAGTAAAAGATGCTAAAGGATATATTGTATTAAATTGTTTTCACGAAGGACATGTTACCGAATTAGATATTCAATTTTTAGAAGAATTATTAAAAAAATATAATATACCAAAAGACAAATTTATTTTAATATATAATTCATTCAAAAAATTAAATACACCATTTGCATCATATAATTATGATACACATTTATCTAAAAAATCAATAGAAACATTTGAATTAAATAAAGTTAATCTTTTAAATAAAAATAACATATATAAAAAATTAAATATATTTCATATTCCTATACGAAGATTTAGAGAGCATAGAATAAAACTCTTAGAAAAATTATATAATTATGATAATAATTTTATAAAAAATAATATTATTTCATACGATGTAAATATGGAAAATAATAATAATGCATTGAACATATATTCAAAAAATGAAAATTTTAAAAATTATATTGAACAATCTAAAAATAAAAATATAGATGAATATAATATGTCCGAATTAGGTGGATATGGTTGTGAAAATAGAGATGTATATTCAAAATCATATTTTACGGTAGTGTGTGAAGCTTATTTTAATGAAAATTGGAATTACATTAGTGAAAAAACATATAAACCAATAGCACACCAACATCCATTTATATTGTTAGGTAGACCATATACTTTAAGATATTTAAGAAAATTAGGTTTCAAAACATTTTCACCATTTATAGATGAAAGTTATGATTTTGAAATAAAGGATGATAAAAGATTAGAAATGGTATATGAAGAAATTATAAGATTAAATTCTTTACCAAAAGAAAAATTAGATGAAATGTTAAAATCTTTAAACGATATTCTTATTTTTAATCAAAATCATTTAATTGAAATGAATAAAGATAGAAAATTAGAAAAAATGTTTATTAATTTTATTAATGAAACCATATTAAAGTAATGATAAAGTTTGATTTAAAAAATAAAGCAGCAAGACCCGTACCTGATATGGAGTTTTATTCTCAAGTTAAAAATTCTATATATTCTACAATTGATAACTTATATAATTCCGAATTACAATCAATTTTTTTAAAAAAATATAAAAATTGGATACTAAATTCTAAAAATAATAAAATCATTGGATTGGATTCATTTAAAGAATTGACTTGCACATATGGAACGGCTCAATCTTTTGATGAGTGGTATTTTAAAAATAATAAAAAAAGATTAAGAATATTAAAAGGTGATTTTTTTTATCATTCAATTTGTACAAGAAATAAAATAGAATTTTGTTACTATGAAGATGCGGATTTAAATGAAAATGATTTTATGATAATATCGGTACCATTTTCAGATAGTGGTAATGAACCTGATAATTTGGATAATATTTTAAAAAAATGTGAAGAGTTAAATATTCCAGTATTGATTGATTGTGCATATATGATTATGGCGGGTAATATAAATTTAAATTTAAATTATGATTGTATAAAATGTGTTTCTTTTAGCTTTACTAAAGGATTTTATGGTTGCGAAAGATTAAGAATTGGAATTAGATTTAAAAAAGAATATGAAGATGATGGGATAGATGTTGCAAATTCTATGTGTATGATATCACCAATTGGATTAAAAGTTGCAATTGATATTATGGATAAATTTGACTTTGATTCTGTATATAACAAATATAGAAAGACACAATTAAAAATATGTAAAGAAAATAATCTAATTGCAAGCAAATCTGTTATATTCGGATTGGGTAATATTAGTGATTTAGAATTATCAATATTTAATAGAGGAACGAAATATAGAAGAATTTGTTTATCCCAATTTATGGGAGATATGGAATTAGATAATTTAAAAAATAAATAAATGTATAAATTTTTAGGAAATTACGATTTTGATTTTACGATAAATTTACAAGATTTTAAATTTAGAGACAATAAAGTAAATCATTATGATGATTCATTTGATTTGGAATCAAAGGCAGCAATTAAAGCTGGTTATGGTGAAAATACAAATGTTGAAAAATCTTATTATGAAGATTATCCAAACTATATGATTGAATACATTAAAAAATTTCCAATAGAAATGGTTAATACGAATTTTCATTATCACAAACCAGGATATTTTATATCACCTCATAGAGACCATTTTAGAGGAATAACTGATAAAAAAAATAAAACACCATATAGAATATGTGTTTTTATGAATGACTGGAGTTTTGGCCAAGTTTTAATGATAGGTGATTCCGTTTTATCAAATTGGAAAAAAGGAGATGCGTGGATGTGGGATAGTACAGAATTACACATGTCTTCAAATGGTTCGTTGGAAAATAAATTAACATTAATAATATCAGGTTTTATAAATGATTAAAATGAATAGTAGAATATCTTTAGTTTATGATAGAATTTTATATGATTCACCCATACCAAATGGTGTATCTTGGTCTGTTATAAAAAATATTTTTAAAAATTATGGTGAAATTGATTTTTTAAATGAATACGTTAATAAACACACCGAATTATATAATGTTCCACCATCGGTAAATAATTCATTTTTAAGTAGTGAAGTATTTAGTAATATAAATTTTAAAAATTCAAATCAAATAATATTCGATTATATAGCAGAACGATTGAACTATGAATTTATTTATCCAATAGAAAGTTTTAGTAGATTCTTTACTTGTTTAGGATATGAAAGTGATGTACAATTGACCGATTTATTAAATGGTATAATTGAAGATGAAAAAAGTTTTTTTAATTTTATTAATGAGGATATATTAAAAATAATAAAAGAAAAAAAAGGATACATTTTACTAAATCATGCACATGAGGGAGATGCGAATAAACTTGATATACTATTAATTAAAAAATTATTAAATAAATATGGAATACCCAAAGATAGATTTATATATGTTTATAATTCATTTGATTTAGAAGGAATAAATTTTAAAAATTATAATTTTCAATGGCATTTAGCTAGGAAATCGACAGAAACACTTAAATTATACGAATCCCAATTATTAAATGAAAATAATATATTTCAAAAACAAAATAAATTTAATTACCCAATTAGAAGGTTTAGAGGACATAGAATGGAATTATTAGAAAAACTATGGTATTATGATAAAAATTTTATTAATGAAAATTTGGTATCATATGATATTGATGTTGAAAATAACAAAGGTGCACTTAGAAATTTTACAAAAGAGTTTGTAGATTTTATAAAAGAATCCAAAAGAAAAGTTATAGATACTGAGGATATGGAATCGGTTCAAGGATATAGAACTGAAAATAAATGGGTATATGAACAATCTTATTTTTCAATAGTTGCGGAAACTATGTTTTATGAAAATTATAATTACGTTAGTGAAAAGACATATAAACCGATTGCACATCAACATCCGTTTATATTATTAGGTAGAGCAAACACATTAAAATTTTTAAAACAATTGGGTTTCAAAACATTTTCACCATTTATAGATGAAAGTTATGATTCAGAAATGGATGATAAAAAACGATTTGAAATGATATATAACGAAATCATAAGATTAAATTCTTTATCAAACGAAGAATGTGATGAAATATTAAAATCTTTAAACGATATTCTTATTTTTAATCAAACCCATTTAATTGAAATTAATAGAGATTTAAAATATGAATATAAATTCGGAAATTATATTCATAGTTTACTTTTTCCAAAAAGAAATGAATTAATATGATTGATAAATTAAAAAAATATGTTTGTAAAATTCCATTTAGACATATTGAAATATTTGAAGGAAGAACGCATTTATGTTGTGCGTCTTGGTTACCACATCCAATATTTCATACATACGACAATGGTATAGAAAACATAGATGTTTGGAATCACGATTTTACAAAAGAAATAAGAGAATCAATGTTAGATGGTTCTTATAAATTTTGCAGTAAAGAATTGTGTCCTCATTTAAATACATTATTAAATACCAATCAAGTTCCCGATGTCTTTGTTGAAAAGACAAAATTACCATTTAAAGATTGGGATGGGTATGTTATATCGGATAACCCACACGTAAATTCAACACCTGCATCTATTAATTTTACATTTGATTGGAGTTGTAATTTAAAATGCCCATCATGCAGACTTGATTTTATAATGGCAGATGGTAGCAAAGTTGATAAAATAAATACAACAATAGATTTTATAAATAAATTTTACGCAAAGGATGTTAGAAAAATATTCATAACAGGTTCTGGAGACCCATTTGCATCAAAATCATTTAGAAAGTTTTTACAAGAGTTTGACCCAAAATTATATCCAAATATAATGGACTTACATCTATCTACAAATGCAAATTTATTTAATAAAAAACAATGGGATTTAATTAAAAACGCACATCCATATATTAAAACGGTTGAAATATCAATTGATGCAGCAACAAAGGAAACATATGAAAATGTAACAAGAGTTGGTGGTAAATGGGATATGTTAATGGAAAATTTAGATTTTATTGGTGAAATAGATTCCATAAGAGATTTAAGATTATCATTTGTAGTACAGCAAACAAATTATAAAGAGATGTTTGACTTTGTTAAATTAATTCATTCTAAATTTGAAAAAAGAATTAAAAGTAGAACTCAATTAAAAGAAACAACTGTATATTTTGGAAAAATTGCACATTGGGAAGCTATGAATAAAGAAATATATGAAAGACAAGCCGTATGGATGTCTACTCATCCTGAATTTGATGAATTGGTAGAACAAATTAAAAATGTATATACTTACCAAAATAAAATAAATATTCAATCAAATATGACAGATTTAATAAATAATGAAATACATTTAATATAATTTTTGGAAATCTAAAAAATTTATCGTATATTAGTAAAACAAACAATAAAACATGAACAAAAACAATTTATTAAAATTCATTCAAAAGTATTCACTAGGTGGACTTATTGAATCAGTAGCGTGGAACGCAGAAGGAACAAAGTTATCAGTTAGATTTATTTCTGATGATAAAACATTATTAGGTGAGGTTGATTTCAACGCATTCACATCTAACCCATTTAATGTAGGTATTTACACAACATCATTATTAAAAAATATGATTGGTGTATTAGATAACGACATTACATTGAAAGTAGATAAAGCAGGTGATAAAGCAGTATCATTAAAGTTATCATCCGATGATACAGAAACATCGTATCAATTGGCAGATTTAGGAGTTATTCCACCTGTACCAGATTTGAAGCAATTACCTGATTTCAATATTGATATCGAAATGGCATCAACTATGATTGACAAATTTATCAAAGCAAAAGGTGCATTGAGTGATGTGGATACATTTACAGTATTTACCGAAGGTGGTGATTTAAAGATGGTGATTGGTTATTCTTCAATTTCGACAAATAGAGTAACATTTACGGCAACTAAATCATACGATGGTGAGGTTAAACCAATTTCATTCTCGGCAAAATATTTAAAAGAAATCCTTACTGCAAACAAAGAAGCAACATCTGCAAAGTTAAAAGTATCAACCGATGGTTTAGCAAATGTTCAATTTCAAATCGATGACTTTATTTGTAAGTATTATTTAGTAGAAATCTCAAATTAATAAAATGGCAAAAGAACAATTAGAATTATTTCCAACAGAAGTTGGTTATGAATTATTCCCACAAGACGAATTACAACAACAAGACGCAGGTAGTATTGAAGTCGCAGAAGCACAACCAATTGCAGATGCAGAATGGTGTTTTCAATTTTTTAACAATGAACCAATTGTATTTGCATGGTCAAACGAAGGTGAAGAACCTGCTCCATTGGTTTTACAATTACAACCAAACGAAGGTGAAGGATTGAATTTTCAACAAAATGGAATGACATTTAGAATTTTCCCAAGACCAATTAGTGAAGAAACAAAACAACAAAGAGCAGAACAAAATGCAAGTCAAAATAAAGAAGCTTAGTCCAGAAGCAGTAATACCAACATATGCAAAAGATGGTGATGCCGGTATGGATTTGATTGCAACATCAATGAAGTTTGATGGTACACAAATTACATACGGAACAGGATTAGCAATGGAAATACCAAAAGGATTTGTAGGATTAGTATTCCCTCGTTCATCTATTCGCAAAACCGATTTATCATTAAGTAATTCGGTAGGTGTAATTGATAGTGGATATAGAGGTGAAATACAGGCAACTTTTAATCAAAGGTCATTATCATCTCAAAGTGGTAGTTTCGTATATGGTGTTGGTGATAGAATTATGCAAATTATGATTATCCCACATCCTCCGATTGAGTTTGAAGAAGTAGAAGAATTAAATAACACCGAAAGAGGCGAAGGCGGATTCGGTTCAACTGGAAAATAATATGAGTTTTTTCGCAAACGATATAAACAAAAGAGAACATAGTTTGTGGGTGGAGAAATACCGTCCACAAACTCTTGCTGACTATGTTGGTAATGAAACCATCAAAGAAACAATTCAGCAATATTTAGATGCAAACGACATACCACATTTATTGTTGTATGGAAAAGCGGGCACGGGTAAAACCACACTTGCTAAACTAATCGTAAACACAATCAAATGTGACTTTATGATTATCAACGCATCGGATGAGAACAATGTGGATACCGTAAGAACAAAAGTTAAGAACTTTGCATCATCGGTTGGTTTTGCAGGTTTCAAAGTAATCATCTTAGATGAGTTTGATTATATGACACCAGGAGCACAAGCGATTTTGAGAAACTTAATGGAAACATTCAGCAAGCATTGTCGTTTCATCCTAACTTGTAACTACATTGAGAAAATCATTGACCCTATCCAAAGTAGATGTCAATCTTTCGCAATTACTCCTCCAACTAAAAAGGATGTTGCAGTTCAGGTAGCAAAGATATTAGATGCTGAAAAGATTAAGTATGAACCAAAGAATATGGCTGATGTGATTAATTCATATTATCCAGATATTAGAAGAATACTTAATACTTGTCAATTACAATCTGCAAAGGGAGAATTGAAAGTAGACCATAGAGTAATGGTTGAAGCAAACTTTGCAACCAAACTTATTGACCTTTTAAAAGAAAGTGATGATAAGAGGAATATGTTTATGAAAATTAGACAGGCAGTAGCAGACAACAAATTAAACGATTATTCGGAAATGTATACAATGTTATACGACAAAGTGGATGAATACGCAACAGGAAATGTAGCAAATGTGATTTTAACTATTGCCGATGGTCTTTCAAAAGATGCATTGGTAGTAGATAAAGAAATCGTATTTATGAGTACAATTATACAAATATTAAACATAATAAAATAATGGAACAACAACAACAATTACCACCGAATTTTAATTTAAACGATGCAAGAGATATGGATTGTGATTGTGGTGGAAAAATATTCTTACCAGGTTACAGATTCAAAAAAATTAGTAGATTATTAACAGGTGCACCAAAGGATTCGGTTATGCCGATTGAATTGTATGTATGTGCAACTTGTGGTAAACCTTTAAATGAATTACTTCCACAAGAACTACAAGAAACAAAAATCATAGAATAATGGCACAAAAGTTATTTGACCATATTAATGCAATAACTACCATACAAGACCCAAAGTATTTTGACAAACTTTCAGAAGAAGATTTAAAAACTTGGAGTAACTTTATGATTAATAGATTTTTATCAATGAAGCCTGAATGGGTTGAATTGATTGCGTCTATATTACCCCTAACTCAAACTCTTTCCCCCAAAGAAATGTATAGTTTGTATATTAATGTTATTCCAAAAGGTAAATACTTTTTGAAATACATTAAAGGAAAATCCGAAGATAAATACGAACAGTTCATAGTAGACCTTCTAAAGAAAGAATACGATTGTTCAGAAAATCAGGCAATTGATTATTTAGAGGTTCTTTATTCAACAAGAGAAGGTAGAGAATATATGAAATATGTTTGTGAAAAATATGGTATAGATAAAAAGCAGATAACTAAACTAAAACTTAAGATATAATTTGGTAAATCCAATTATTTGTCTTATATTACAGTTATTATGGCAAGAGTATCATTTTCACAATATAGCATGTGGCATAACTGCCCACAACAATACAAATTAGCATACATAGATAAGTTAGGTGAGTCATCGTCTAACATTCATTCAATCTTTGGAACCGCAATGCATGAGACACTTCAAAACTATTTGGAGAAATGTTTAAGAATATCAAAGTCACAAGCTGACAAGATGATTGACTTACAAGAGTATTTAAAAGAAAGAATGAGAGATGCATATCTTAAAGAGACCGAAGGAGAAATAGGAAATACTACAATATGCACCAAAGAAGAAATGGTAGAGTTTTTAGAAGATGGAAATGTCTTATTAGATTGGTTTCAAAAACCCAAAAACTTCAACAAATTCTTTTCGTTAAAACACGATGAGTTGGTAGCAATTGAACAACCTATAAACACAAAGATTTCGGAGAATGTAAACTTTATGGGTTTCATAGATTTGATTATCAGAGATACATTTACAGGTAGATACAGAATAATTGACTTTAAAACTTCTACAAGAGGTTGGAGTAAGTATCAAAAATCAGACCCAGTTAAAAGTGCACAAATCCTTTTATACAAAAAGTTCTATGCTGAATTACTAAGTATTTCCGAAGATGTGATTGATGTTGAGTTTATCATTTTGAAAAGAAAAGTAGAGGTAAGAGAGGATGTTCCAACACATAGAATTAGTAAACACATACCTGCGAATGGTAAGGTGTCTGTGAATAAAGCCTGGAAGGGTTTTACGGAGTTTGTAGAGAGTGTATTTGACAAAGATGGTAATTATAAAACGGAAATAGAGTACCCAAAGAACGCAACCAAACTAT